TTTCGTTTTGAAATCGCCACGCTCGCTTACCAAAAATTCTCACTCAACCAGTCCTGGCGCTGGCAGGAGCAGGCACGTATCAACCGCGACCCGGCCCTGCAGTTCGTCGGACGCAATGTCGGCGAGATTGAACTCGATGGTGTGATCTACCCGAGCTTCAAGGGTGGTCTTGGGCAGATCGAAGCCATGAGATCCCTTGCTGACGCCGGCAAGCCGCTGCAACTGGTCGATGGTCTCGGCCGCATCTGGGGCGCCTGGGTGATCACGGAGATCGGGGACACCCGCACGGTGTTCGCGGACGATGGCCAGCCCAGAAAGCTGGAGTTCCGTATCAAGCTCAAGGCCTACGGGGATGATCAGCCATGACCCGAGCGATCTTCAAGCGCGTGATCACCCGGGATGGGGATGTGCTCGATGACCTCATCTGGCAGCACTACGGGCGAGGCGATGTACTGGCCGCCGTGCTTGAGGCCAATCCCGTTTTGGCGCAGTTACCCCCGGTCCTTACCGCTGGTCTGGTGATCGAGCTGCCTGAGTTGCCGCTGCCGGTAGAAGCGCCGGTGATCCGGCTGTGGTCATGAGGAGGGATCGATGCAACCCATCTTCCGTCTTTACGCCGACAGCCAAGAGATCACCGCTGCCATCCGCGACCGGCTGATCGAGCTGGTGGTCACCGACGAAGCCGGCGTCCAATCCGACGAGCTGAAACTGACCCTCGATGATCGTCGCCGCGAGGATGGCGCGATTGCCGAGCTGCCGCGCATCGGCACGGTGCTGACCGTGTCGCTGGGCTACGCCGAAACCCGGCTGGTCTCGATGGGACGTTTCATCGTCGATGAAGTGGAAATGCGCTCACCTCCAGCGACGCTGACGGTCTCGGCCAAGGCCGCCGATATGGTCGGGCCGTTTCGCAGTCCCAAGACCCGCTCCTGGGATGCGACCACGCTGGCTCAGCTGGTCGAGGCCATCGCTGCCGAGCATCGGTACGAGGCCAGGATCGATCCCGAACTCGGCGCCATTGCCATCCCGCATTTGGATCAGACCGCCGAGTCGGACATGGCGCTGCTCACCCGGCTGGCCGCCAAGCACGATGCCGTGGCCAAGCCTGTGGCCGGCTTCCTGGTGCTGGCCAGGCAGGGGGCGATCAAGACCATCACCGGCCAGGTGATGCCGACGATTTCTCTCAATACCAGTGATCTGGCCGAATGGCGCTACCGACACGCGGCGCGCAAACCCGGCGGCAGCGGCACCACCAGCGACCGTGACACGCAAAAGACACCGACCACGGCCACCGGCGGCACCAAAGCCTACTGGTGGGACTTCGAGAAGGGGGAGCGGCGCGAAGTAACCACCGGCCAGCCGCCGTTCGAGGAAATCCGCTACGTCCACGCCACGGAAGCCGAGGCCAAGGCGGCAGCGGCCACGCGCAAGAACACTGGGGAGCGGGGACAAGGGGAACTCAGTTTCAGCCTACCCGGTGACCCGAGGCTGGCCGCCGAGGGCCGGCTGTCGATTTCGCTGCGCCCGGGCATCCCCACCGATTGGCGCATCAAGCGTGTCGAGCACCGCCTCGGTGCCCAGGGCTACACGACGCAGGTCGAGTGCGAGCGCTTCACCGCGTCGCCCGTGCCAGTGACCGACGCCACCACTGAATCCAACAGATAAGGAGACAAGCACAGTGACCCCTGACAAAGATCCTTCGACCTACGGCCTGATCACCTACCTGTGGGTGACCGGGCTGGCCGCCTGGGGTGGCCTGGTCAATTTCTACCGCAAGGTGAAGTCCGGCGAGACCCGAGCCTTCAACGTGGTGGAGCTCATCGGCGAGATCGCTACCTCGGCGTTTGCCGGTCTCATCACCTTCTGGCTGTGCGAGGCCGCGCAGTTCAACCCGCTGGTCACCGCTGCCCTGGTCGGCATCTCCGGCCACATGGGCAGCCAGGCCATCTATCAACTGGAACGCTGGGCGCAGTCGCGCCTGGGCAAGGAGCGGCCATGAGCACCATCGACACCATCCTCGACGAGATCATCCGCCGGGAAGGCGGCTACGTGCATCACCCCGCCGACAGGGGTGGGCCGACGAACTTCGGCATCACCGCGCAGACGCTGGGTGGCTGGCGCAAACTGGGTCGCCCGGCCACGGCCGCTGAGGTGCAAGCGCTGACGGAAATGGAGGCCCGAGACATCTACCGCCAGCAGTACATCACTGGCCCCGGCTTCGAGGCCATCACCCATCCGGCTCTATTGCATCTGCTGGTGGATGCCGGTGTGCACTCCGGCCCCAAGCGGGCGGTGCAATGGCTGCAGGCAGTACTCGGCGTCACGGCCGATGGCGTGATCGGTCCCAAGACCCGGGCGGCACTCGCTGCTGCCGACCAAGGTGTGCTCTACGGCAAGGTGCTGGGCCAGCGCCTGCGCCATCTCGGACGTCTGATCACCAACGACCCCAGGCAGTCGGCGTTCGCCGCTGGCTGGATGAACCGGATGGCTGAATTCGTGGAGGGTACGGTATGACCCCATTGCTCACAACTTTGGCGCCAGGCTTGCTGGAAGCCGGTAGCCGCCTTATCGACCGCCTAGTTCCCGATCCAGCCGAGCGGGAGAAAGCCAAGCTCGCGCTGCTGCAGGCCGAGGGACAGCTGGCATTGCAGGAGATGCAGACGAGTCTCTCGGCGATCCTGGCCGAAGCCAACTCGCCCGACCCTTGGACCAGCCGGGCGCGGCCGACCTTCCTGTATGTGATCTACGGCGTGATCCTGCTGTGCGTCATCGGCGCCATCATCGGCATCTGGTGGCCGACGCACGTTTTTCAGGCAGCGGAGAACCTGAACAAGCTGCTGGCGAGAGCCTGTGGTGGCTGTTCGGTGCTGGCTACCTCGGCTACACCGGGGCACGCAGCTTCGACAAGTGGCGTGGGCCAGTCCGGTAGCGCACGACAGTTCGATTATCGAGACCCCGGTCTCATCATCCAAGCGATGATGGGATCGGGGTCTTTTTCCGTTTCCAGCTTCAGTTTTTTGATGACTTCAGGATGGTCTTGGGGCGTGACCCAGGGGATCTCACTGGTCTCGGGGCGTAGCTTGGCGAGACCGTATCGCCCACCGCGAAAACTGCCGTACCCATAGTCGTTGAGTATTTCTACCGCGACACAGGCCTGTGCTTCGAGCCGTTCCCGGCTGACACTGTCCTTGATGGCGTAGTTCGTTCCGCCAGGGTGAGCCACGCTGGGGTAGATGATCGCGTCTATCGACTGTGATCTGAGAAATTCGCGGGCAATCAGATTGGTTACCCGGTAGGCACTTTTTCCGGGGCGGCTGAACCGGTCAGCCAAAAATGCATCGACCAACTGCACGGCCAATGCAACGTCGGGGTGGAGTTCTGCAAGGATGTTCTGCGCGTGGTCTTCCAGGCCTGCGGGCAGGAAGCGGTTTCGCCGCCAACGGCGATAGTGATCGAGCTCGCCGATGACGTGTGCTGTGATGCTGCGGCCAGACTTGACCGTGAACGCGACAATATTGACGGAGCTGCCTGCAGTGGCGCGAATTTCCGCGAACACTGTCTCATCGCTACTGCCCCCGTAAAACAGCGGATCGCCTGCCCCATTTGCCCTGCCGGCCCCGGTTTTGTCACTGGGGGGCGGGCCAAATTCATCAACCACTGGCAGCAGCTTGCCTTGGGCGACAGGTCTGCCCCGAAAGATGGTGTGTCCGTTGCTGATCGATACCGGCAACAGAAAATAGACGAAGGTCAGTTCGGTGATAAGTCGATGGGCGGTTGCTTCATCGATGTCGTCGTCTGGGCGGCTGTTGAAATCTCTGATCTGTTCGGCAACGCGGTCGAGGACGTCAGGAGGCAGTGATTTCAGGCCGGTGATGGCGTCACTGCGCGCCCTTGCTTCGAAAGCTGGTTGATCGATTACAAACACGATATAGCCGTTGTCGAGCTTAATCTTTCACCATCGCCGCCAAGTCGATCTTGGCAGCTACAGGAGCCAGGCTGATTTCCATCCGCATCCCGCCATTGATGCTGTCAACGAATCGCAGGACCCTTTGGGCTTGCTCTCTGACTTCAGCAGAAAGCGTGTCATTTTCGACATCCGCTTTCAATTTTTCCCGCAAGGCACTGCTGCGTTTTTCATTCGGGTCGGATGCTATGAGATAGGCATAGATTCCAATGCCGGCGCGTCCTATCTTGAACTTTTCTCCATTGGCTAAGGATGCGAGGTATTCCATCACCGTTTCGGCATGGGCCTCTCCAGAGATCAGCCTGTTGAATAGGTCCTGTTTGTTGGATCGCAAAACGATTAGCAGTGCGACCAAGATTGGATCGAGATAGTGATTCGGAGGTGTCAGATCCATTACGACCCGAAGCCGGGTGATACATCGTTCACGTGCGCGAAGGGAAAGCCCGACGGCGTCGGCCAGCATTGTGAAAAATTCGACGAAATTCTTCCTGTCGTAGGCAACTTCTGATCCTTTGCGTTCAGCAAATACAGGTTCTAGGCCGAAACGCTTGATCAGAGTCTCCGTGTAGCGATTGGAGTAAGCGGCGGGAATGCCGTACTCCAGATCAATGAATCGGCGCAGATATTCTGGTGCATTGATGGCAGAGCCGTAGATGGCGGCTGTGCTGGCTTCGAGCTGCTGCTTGTCGATGGAGAGCACGAAGACGATGTTCTGGATGTCGAAGAGATGCTTGATCCGCTCAAGTAGTTCGATGGCGAAGGTCGGTCGGCAGCGATCCAGCTCGTCAATAAAAAACACGAGGTTGGGCTCTTTGCCGGCAGCAGGTAGTTGCGCTACCGCTGCTTCGAGCTCCGTGCGAAATTTTTCGAGGAGCTCGCTCTCCTGATTGAAGGCGTCGACGATATCTCCAACGGTATCGGACACCAGTTCAGAGGCGGCTGCTTCGTATTCTTCTTCGATGTCCAGCGCCCCGAGGGTCAGCGCTTTGGTAGCGGCCATCAGCCCACGCTTGGCCACCAGCGTTGTGACTTTCTTTACGGTCTGCAGGTGTGACTTGAAATTACTGCCAGCTTCCTCGGTGCCGAGGTCGATGCGGTCGATGGACGAAACCAGCGCCACCAGTGGGTCGGTGACGTAGTCCACTTTCCAGGCGTTGAAATAGGTGCACTGGAATCCCTTGCCTTGGAGGTCCGCCATCAGCATCCGAACCAACGTGGTCTTTCCCGTTCCCCATGGGGAATCGAGCGCCATCACGAACGGGTCATTCAGCCGCTTGATGAGTGAGGATAGAAATTCCACCAGTGGCTTGCGGCCCAGCGCATCGTGGCGAAAGGGGTCTTCAGCTGGAACCTCCAGGTCATCAATCCGATAGGTCATTCTTTTCCTCCTTGTCCTGGTAGGTCGCTTCAGCTGCGACTAATGCCGTTGATTTCAGCCTCCAGCCGCCGCAGGCGTTCCTCGATGGTCTCGAATGTCAGGGTGTCTCCGTAGAACATCTGCGCCGCCAGCATCGCCTGGTAGTCTTGGCGCAAGGCATCCAGCAGCGGCTCATCCGGAATCAATCGCAAGCCACCCGTGATGCATCGGTCGTAGTGACTGAAACCGCTGCGATAGAAGGTCTCCTTGATGCGCAGGACGTCGCGCAGCAACTCCGAATCGCTCATGGCCTGTTGCCCGACTTCGTGATCAGCCAGTCTCGCCAGGTCATACCAGTGGCGGGACAGGCGCTCAGCACTGGGTCTCAGGCTCGGGCGATGGCACTCGACGTGAATCAGCGTGGCCTTCTCCCAGAAGGTGCGCGCCGCAGACAACACGGACACCTGCGCAGTCGGCAAGGCCAGGTCGGGGACGTGTTCGGCAATATCTGGTGTGATGGCCAGCGTGCTCTGCGGTAAGGTCGAGTTGCGACCGCCGAACTCAATCAGGATGCTCGGACGCACGTAGTTGTCGGTGTTTTCTACCGAGCTGGGGTAGAACACCCACAACTTCTCAGCGTCATCACTGACCTCAATGCTGGTGGGCTGCGTGGGAAGGGCCGTGGCAAGCGCTGCCTGTAATGCCGGCACCAACTCGTCGATGACGTGCGTCGTGAGCGCCGTCTTCAATGCGTCCGACAATTTGCCGCGCTGGTTGTTGCTGGTAATCGATTCCAACTCGGGGGCGTCCGCCACCAGGCTGCGGTAATCGACGGTGACGTCGATGTCCTCGGAGAAACGGTCAATCGCCTTGTAGACCTTGGACAGCGAGGTGCCACCCTTGAAAGCCATGGGTTTGCGGCAGGGCAGCTGAAACAGGATGTCGAGCACCTGGCACAGCCAGATGTCTTTTTCGAGGATCTCGGCCCGGCGACCCATCACAGGCGCCAGGCTCTGGAGCACATCGGCTTGATCGCTGACGGGCAGGTCGAAGTAGCTCTCTCGGGCAACCTTAGCCATGCGCCACCGTGCCTTCCTCATACCGGCGAAGGGCTTCCAGCATCCAGGCAGGCATTGAGGCCTTGGCGCTACGCAACGCCTCGAATTCAACCTGTGGCAGCTTGGAGGCGATGCGCTCAAACGTAGCCGGCGTGACTTGCCGACGACCGAGATACCAGAGTGCGGACAGGGCTTGGCCTGCGGGACGACCGGCCAGTGCCAGTTTGCGCGCTGCGACGTGCTGAAGCCGCACCTGCAGCTTGCCCATTCGCACAGTGTGAGAAGAACCGGTGGTGTAGAAGACCGGCTGGGCTGGAACCTGGGTGCTGAAACCAAAACGGCGAGCCGCCTCGGCTCCGTGCACTTCAATGGATGCACCTTCGGTGGCAGCGACCGTCTGCGCCACCGTTTCTGGCGAAGGCATGGCCTTCAGACCAAAACGGCTGGTCTTGGGGACGGTGTAGAGGCCACGGCCGAGACGCTCGATGAACCCCTCTTTGGTCAGACGCATCAAGGTCTGAT